GAGCCTACACTTTTAATTTGATTCCACAGCTTTCCCCAATTAACAGCCCCTCCGCTCATAACGTGTGCTCTTATCTCTGGATGTTGAGCCATTATTCTTTGTTTTATAGCATTTGTAATTCTAGGAGCTCTAGGAGTTCTTCCGAGCCCAGAAATTTTTCCACTAATATCTCCAGTTTTATCAATTGTATCACGATATTCCTCTGGGGCAAGTGAACTTACTATAGGTGCGGCTTTTGAAACAAACGAGCCTACATTTTTAATACCTTTCCATATTTTTCCCCAGTCAATAGCTCCGCCAGCCAAATGGTGTTGCATTAATTCTGGATGCATCTCTAGGATTCTTTGTTTTACAGCATTAGTTAATCTGGGAGCACGACCAGCGCCGTGCGAAGCAGATACTGGCATATAGTCCATATCGAGTTCATTAATAAAAGGTTCAACTCTTGCTTGTTTAAGTATACCAACACCACCGCACTGTCTAGCATATCTCCCGCTTCCAACAGCAATTGGATGACTGGCACGACCGTAAAAACCTCCCATATTTGAATCCATAACTTGTTCATTTGAAGGAAAATGACCATCATTTCCAGATAAAGCCATATTACGAACGCGTGAACCACCATATCTTTCTGGCATATACTGAAACTGATCTCTAGGATTATCTATAACATTACGTTTAACGATTTCTTCATACAAAGCACGAACTTCTGGATTTAATTGGACAGTCATACATTAAAGAAAAGAAAAAAAAATATTTATTAATATTATGAGTCAATTAAATCAATATAAGAATAATGCTAGTTCGGATAAAATATACTACGACATTCAAATATCAAATGTAGAGAGTACGAGTGTAACTCCTCCAAATGTAGTTTTTAATGAGTCTAGAAATATTCCATTTTTGATGTGTCCTCAAGATTACTATATGTCAATTATTCGGTTTACTCTAGATACAGCAACACTGCCTACATTTATTCCTACCATACAAACAAATCCAACAATAAATCCAACAAGTGATCCTAATCAAACAATTTATACTTTTCAATTTTCATATAATGGATATTTTGGAGATCAGATATATATTCCTTGGTCGCCACAAGATATATCATTACCAGTATTACCATTTATTACAGTTAATGGGATTACAACGCAAAACAATTCAAATGGATATTATTATTGCTATACTTTTGAATATTTTACTTCACTTGTAAACTTACGAATACAATCTGCCTTTAGTGAGTTTATTACTGCCTATAATATTGCTTTTCCAGCAGATCCTTTACCTACAACTACTCCGCCTCCAGTATTTGCTTATGATGGCAGTTCGGCTATATTTCGGATTATGTTTGAGGAATCTTTTTTGACAACAAATACTACACCCATTTATTTTTATATGAACGCTCCAATGTTTAATTTATATGGATCATTAAATGCTTTAGCTCTTGGATATAGTGTAGGAGGGAGAAATTATCGAATAATAGTAGAAAATTACGCTGGATTTAATTCCTATTCTTATCTCGATGTAATTACTGGAGTAACCTATAATGTTATAGAAACCGTGCAAGAATGGTCTACAACCTCTGCGTGGTCACCAGTATCTGGAATTGTGTTTACATCTTGTACTCTTCCTATTGCGCCCAATCTTTTATCAGCTCCTACTGTATTTTTGAATGGGAATGTTCTCGGATCGTATGGTAATAATTCAAACTATCAGTTGGTTGTGACTGATTTTGTGAGCGATAATGGTTTTTACAAACCAGAAATTGTTTATAATCCGACGGCCGAGTACCGCCTAATTGAACTAACGGGAAATCAACCTTTGAACAATTTGGATATTAGCATCTTTTGGAAGAATAATTTTGGCGAATTAATTCCATTTCAACTTACTTCTGGTGGCGTCGTTACAATGAAAATATTGTTTACAAAGAAAGGTTCAATGACAAAAAATTAAACATCATTAAGGACAGCAAATTCTTGTAAATTATTAGTGATAATATAGGCGTTATATGCTTTGGCGGCATCTTGTTCATCATTAAATGCTCCCAAATGTGTTTGCTTTTTATTTTTACATTGTGCTGTCCATTTATTTTTTTGTTTATCCCAACACACACCTTTATATATAGACGAACAATTAGCCTTTTTATTTTTATGTCTAGCATTTTCAGAACTAGTAGCCCATCTTAAATTAATTAAACGATTATCTGTTCTGATATTATTTATATGGTCTACTTCTTTTTCTTCCATTGGAAGAAATGCTTCAAGAACAAGACGATGAACCATAATTTTACAACTGTTATTATTATGTAAATGAACCCTTAAATAACCTTTTAAAAGATTTGGTTTCATTATACCTCCAAGTGTTCCTTTTCTAGCCAAACTCTTCACTCTCCCCAAGTCACTTACTTCATATAGTCCTTCATACTCGACTATAGGAAGCCATCTTTCTTCCACAATGCTCTCAATAACCTCGTCAATTAATTCACTGATGAAATCCATTTGTATTTATAGGCATTATATCACTAACTATTTTTCAATTTTATTTAGGGAAGGTATTTAAACGTTAATTTTAAAATATTTTTTTCTTTTGAATAAGTATATGGAGGCATTCAAAACTGTGTTAATAAAAGATTCGAGGATTGCTGATATTACATCTCAAGAAGTATATGGGGTTGTTAGTGGAGGTGCTCAGTCTACTCAACAGCAAATCGCAGCAACATCTGCATCAACTTCTTCCCTTGTTTTTCAAGTCCAAGTGCCAAGTGAAAATATTGTCATTGATAGAAATGTTATGATACAAGCAAGTCTTAGTTTTACTATTGAGCTAACAAATGTTGATCCCAACGATACTGCCTTTAGTTATGGTGTTACAGATGCTATGCAAGTATTTCCTTTAAATTCTTTGTTTACGACTTCATCGTGTACTATTAACAATACCAATGTTTCAGCAAATACCCAAGATATTTTTGCGCAACTTACGAGAATGAACTCTGCCAGAGAACTTTATAGATATAACTCTACTTCTCCTTCTCTACCAGATTCACAATGGGGAAACTTTGCGAATGCCGTTGGAGCAACAAACAATCCTCTAGGAGGTTTTTCAAATAACTCTCTCGATTTGGACTTTGATCCACGAGGAGCATACCCAGCTACTTTTGCGGTTACTCATACTATTGCTGCAACTGGACAAACAGATGATTCTCTTGTTTCTACTGATAATGCTGATACGTGGTCAATTGTTGTAAATACACTTGTCACGGAACCATTGTTTGGATTGTCACCATTTACTTGGTGCGATCCAGAGTTTTCTGCTCAAGGTATTCTAGGAGTTAATTCAATGAACTTTGTATTCAATATTGATGCAGCGTGTAAAAGACTTATGTCAACGGCAAACCAATATACTACTAGAATTTCATTAAATACAGATTGTTTCCAGACTTGTCGACTCTTATTTACGTATCTTTCTCTTCAGCCAACAGATGTTGTATCTACCAAAAACGTGGTTCCATATATGGACTATCCTCGTTTTATCTCAAATAGTACAACTCTAATCCCAGCGTGGGATCCAGTTAACGGACCACCAAACCCCGTGACAATTTCAAGTAGCAGTATTCAGTTAAATCAAGTTCCAGATAAGATGATCATAGTTGCTCGTGTTCCAATGAGTCAGCAAACATCATTTTATACTAGTTCTTTCCTACCCATTTCAAATATTGTCTGCAATTTTAACAACGCCAGTGGTCTTCTCTCATCTGCCACTCAAGTTGATTTGTGGAGAATGAGTATGCAGAATGGATCATCTCAAAACTTTAACGAGTTTTTTGGATATGCAAATATTGCTACTGGAGAAGGAACTGGAGAATTGATCCCTACAACTGGAGCAATGCTTGTGATAAATCCAGCAATTAATTTTGGACTTCCTAACTATTTGTCAGCTGGATCACAAGGCAACTACAATTTCCAATTTAATTTAACTGTCTACAATACTCAAGCGTATGATATTACTCCAGAAATTGTGCTTATTTGTGTCAATTCTGGAATTATGGTTACGAGTCAAGGTGTAAGTAATCTATATACTGGTATGCTTACAAAGGAAATTGTATTGAAAACCAATGAAGAAAAATCGGTAGATCCAGTTTCTACTGTTGAGTATCAGAGGCTAGTTGGTGGGAAAGTTGGAAATATGGCACTTACTGCTCTACATAAATTGTATAAGAAAAGGCACGGAGGCTACGGCCCGGGATCAGCTATGAGTTCTGGTGGCGGTCCCGGATCGGCTATAAGTTCGGGCGGGATTCACGCTGTTCGTGCGTCTAGTGGCGGAAAACGTGCTCACAAAATGTGTTAAGCATTTACTTAAAAACTCTTAATATCCGTGTGTTTACATAGGAGAGTACAAGTATACTTAAAAAGATTATATTACTAATAATAATGGATAGAGCAAAAATTGCAGTACAAAAATTATTACAAAATGTAAAACCAATTACACAGACACAAAGAAAACCTCGCACACGTTATGAAGAATATGTATTTGAACCAGAAGATTATTATACAATGATAGATAAAGCATATCGCGGAAAACGACGACGGGCAATTCAAGCAGCACAACAAGTTAAATTAAAACCAAGAGTATCTAAAAAAACATTAGAACGAGGACAACTTGTAAAACAAGTAATGAATCAATATAAAATAACATTAGGTCAAGCATCAAAATTTATTAAAGATCACGGTTTGTATAAGAATTGAGTATACTCGAGCGGTCTAGCAAAATTTGAAAACAAATAGAAAACAAAATTTGCGCGCCTCTGCCGACCATTATGCTCACAATAAATGAAAGAATTATTTTATTTTGTGACCATTATGTAGCAAAATTATAAATCAAACTACATTATAAATCAAACTACATTATAAATCAAAATAATATATTATAAATCAAAATAATATATTATAAATCAAAATAATACATTATAAATCTAAAAAACACATTATAAATCTAAAAAACAAATAATAAAATATATAATTCCTAGGAATTATATATTTTATTATTTGTTTTTTAGATTTATAATGTGTTTTTTAGATTTATAATGTATTATTTTGATTTATAATATATTATTTTGATTTATAATATATTATTTTGATTTATAATGTAGTTTGATTTATAATGTAGTTTGATTTATAATTTTGCTACATAATGGTCACAAAATAAAATAATTCTTTCATTTATTGTGAGCATAATGGTCGGCAGAGGCGCGCAAATTTTGTTTTCTATTTGTTTTCAAATTTTGCTAGACCGCTCGAGTATACTCAATTCTTATACAAACCGTGATCTTTAATAAATTTTGATGCTTGACCTAATGTTATTTTATATTGATTCATTACTTGTTTTACAAGTTGTCCTCGTTCTAATGTTTTTTTAGATACTCTTGGTTTTAATTTAACTTGTTGTGCTGCTTGAATTGCCCGTCGTCGTTTTCCGCGATATGCTTTATCTATCATTGTATAATAATCTTCTGGTTCAAATACATATTCTTCATAACGTGTGCGAGGTTTTCTTTGTGTCTGTGTAATTGGTTTTACATTTTGTAATAATTTTTGTACTGCAATTTTTGCTCTATCCATTATTATTAGTAATATAATCTTTTTAAGTATACTTGTACTCTCCTATGTAAACACACGGATATTAAGAGTTTTTAAGTAAATGCTTAACACATTTTGTGAGCACGTTTTCCGCCACTAGACGCACGAACAGCGTGAATCCCGCCCGAACTTATAGCCGATCCGGGACCGCCACCAGAACTCATAGCTGATCCCGGGCCGTAGCCTCCGTGCCTTTTCTTATACAATTTATGTAGAGCAGTAAGTGCCATATTTCCAACTTTCCCACCAACTAGCCTCTGATACTCAACAGTAGAAACTGGATCTACCGATTTTTCTTCATTGGTTTTCAATACAATTTCCTTTGTAAGCATACCAGTATATAGATTACTTACACCTTGACTCGTAACCATAATTCCAGAATTGACACAAATAAGCACAATTTCTGGAGTAATATCATACGCTTGAGTATTGTAGACAGTTAAATTAAATTGGAAATTGTAGTTGCCTTGTGATCCAGCTGACAAATAGTTAGGAAGTCCAAAATTAATTGCTGGATTTATCACAAGCATTGCTCCAGTTGTAGGGATCAATTCTCCAGTTCCTTCTCCAGTAGCAATATTTGCATATCCAAAAAACTCGTTAAAGTTTTGAGATGATCCATTCTGCATACTCATTCTCCACAAATCAACTTGAGTGGCAGATGAGAGAAGACCACTGGCGTTGTTAAAATTGCAGACAATATTTGAAATGGGTAGGAAAGAACTAGTATAAAATGATGTTTGCTGACTCATTGGAACACGAGCAACTATGATCATCTTATCTGGAACTTGATTTAACTGAATACTGCTACTTGAAATTGTCACGGGGTTTGGTGGTCCGTTAACTGGATCCCACGCTGGGATTAGAGTTGTACTATTTGAGATAAAACGAGGATAGTCCATATATGGAACCACGTTTTTGGTAGATACAACATCTGTTGGCTGAAGAGAAAGATACGTAAATAAGAGTCGACAAGTCTGGAAACAATCTGTATTTAATGAAATTCTAGTAGTATATTGGTTTGCCGTTGACATAAGTCTTTTACACGCTGCATCAATATTGAATACAAAGTTCATTGAATTAACTCCTAGAATACCTTGAGCAGAAAACTCTGGATCGCACCAAGTAAATGGTGACAATCCAAACAATGGTTCCGTGACAAGTGTATTTACAACAATTGACCACGTATCAGCATTATCAGTAGAAACAAGAGAATCATCTGTTTGTCCAGTTGCAGCAATAGTATGAGTAACCGCAAAAGTAGCTGGGTATGCTCCTCGTGGATCAAAGTCCAAATCGAGAGAGTTATTTGAAAAACCTCCTAGAGGATTGTTTGTTGCTCCAACGGCATTCGCAAAGTTTCCCCATTGTGAATCTGGTAGAGAAGGAGAAGTAGAGTTATATCTATAAAGTTCTCTGGCAGAGTTCATTCTCGTAAGTTGCGCAAAAATATCTTGGGTATTTGCTGAAACATTGGTATTGTTAATAGTACACGATGAAGTCGTAAACAAAGAATTTAAAGGAAATACTTGCATAGCATCTGTAACACCATAACTAAAGGCAGTATCGTTGGGATCAACATTTGTTAGCTCAATAGTAAAACTAAGACTTGCTTGTATCATAACATTTCTATCAATGACAATATTTTCACTTGGCACTTGGACTTGAAAAACAAGGGAAGAAGTTGATGCAGATGTTGCTGCGATTTGCTGTTGAGTAGACTGAGCACCTCCACTAACAACCCCATATACTTCTTGAGATGTAATATCAGCAATCCTCGAATCTTTTATTAACACAGTTTTGAATGCCTCCATATACTTATTCAAAAGAAAAAAATATTTTAAAATTAACGTTTAAATACCTTCCCTAAATAAAATTGAAAAATAGTTAGTGATATAATGCCTATAAATACAAATGGATTTCATCAGTGAATTAATTGACGAGGTTATTGAGAGCATTGTGGAAGAAAGATGGCTTCCTATAGTCGAGTATGAAGGACTATATGAAGTAAGTGACTTGGGGAGAGTGAAGAGTTTGGCTAGAAAAGGAACACTTGGAGGTATAATGAAACCAAATCTTTTAAAAGGTTATTTAAGGGTTCATTTACATAATAATAACAGTTGTAAAATTATGGTTCATCGTCTTGTTCTTGAAGCATTTCTTCCAATGGAAGAAAAAGAAGTAGACCATATAAATAATATCAGAACAGATAATCGTTTAATTAATTTAAGATGGGCTACTAGTTCTGAAAATGCTAGACATAAAAATAAAAAGGCTAATTGTTCGTCTATATATAAAGGTGTGTGTTGGGATAAACAAAAAAATAAATGGACAGCACAATGTAAAAATAAAAAGCAAACACATTTGGGAGCATTTAATGATGAACAAGATGCCGCCAAAGCATATAACGCCTATATTATCACTAATAATTTACAAGAATTTGCTGTCCTTAATGATGTTTAATTTTTTGTCATTGAACCTTTCTTTGTAAACAATATTTTCATTGTAACGACGCCACCAGAAGTAAGTTGAAATGGAATTAATTCGCCAAAATTATTCTTCCAAAAGATGCTAATATCCAAATTGTTCAAAGGTTGATTTCCCGTTAGTTCAATTAGGCGGTACTCGGCCGTCGGATTATAAACAATTTCTGGTTTGTAAAAACCATTATCGCTCACAAAATCAGTCACAACCAACTGATAGTTTGAATTATTACCATACGATCCGAGAACATTCCCATTCAAAAATACAGTAGGAGCTGATAAAAGATTGGGCGCAATAGGAAGAGTACAAGATGTAAACACAATTCCAGATACTGGTGACCACGCAGAGGTTGTAGACCATTCTTGCACGGTTTCTATAACATTATAGGTTACTCCAGTAATTACATCGAGATAAGAATAGGAATTAAATCCAGCGTAATTTTCTACTATTATTCGATAATTTCTCCCTCCTACACTATATCCAAGAGCTAAAGCATTTAATGATCCATATAAATTAAACATTGGAGCGTTCATATAAAAATAAATGGGTGTAGTATTTGTTGTCAAAAAAGATTCCTCAAACATAATCCGAAATATAGCCGAACTGCCATCATAAGCAAATACTGGAGGCGGAGTAGTTGTAGGTAAAGGATCTGCTGGAAAAGCAATATTATAGGCAGTAATAAACTCACTAAAGGCAGATTGTATTCGTAAGTTTACAAGTGAAGTAAAATATTCAAAAGTATAGCAATAATAATATCCATTTGAATTGTTTTGCGTTGTAATCCCATTAACTGTAATAAATGGTAATACTGGTAATGATATATCTTGTGGCGACCAAGGAATATATATCTGATCTCCAAAATATCCATTATATGAAAATTGAAAAGTATAAATTGTTTGATTAGGATCACTTGTTGGATTTATTGTTGGATTTGTTTGTATGGTAGGAATAAATGTAGGCAGTGTTGCTGTATCTAGAGTAAACCGAATAATTGACATATAGTAATCTTGAGGACACATCAAAAATGGAATATTTCTAGACTCATTAAAAACTACATTTGGAGGAGTTACACTCGTACTCTCTACATTTGATATTTGAATGTCGTAGTATATTTTATCCGAACTAGCATTATTCTTATATTGATTTAATTGACTCATAATATTAATAAATATTTTTTTTTCTTTTCTTTAATGTATGACTGTCCAATTAAATCCAGAAGTTCGTGCTTTGTATGAAGAAATCGTTAAACGTAATGTTATAGATAATCCTAGAGATCAGTTTCAGTATATGCCAGAAAGATATGGTGGTTCACGCGTTCGTAATATGGCTTTATCTGGAAATGATGGTCATTTTCCTTCAAATGAACAAGTTATGGATTCAAATATGGGAGGTTTTTACGGTCGTGCCAGTCATCCAATTGCTGTTGGAAGCGGGAGATATGCTAGACAGTGCGGTGGTGTTGGTATACTTAAACAAGCAAGAGTTGAACCTTTTATTAATGAACTCGATATGGACTATATGCCAGTATCTGCTTCGCACGGCGCTGGTCGTGCTCCCAGATTAACTAATGCTGTAAAACAAAGAATCCTAGAGATGCATCCAGAATTAATGCAACACCATTTGGCTGGCGGAGCTATTGACTGGGGAAAAATATGGAAAGGTATTAAAAATGTAGGCTCGTTTGTTTCAAAAGCCGCACCTATAGTAAGTTCACTTGCCCCAGAGGAATATCGTGATACAATTGATAAAACTGGAGATATTAGTGGAAAAATTTCTGGGCTCGGAAGAACTCCTAGAGCTCCTAGAATTACAAATGCTATAAAACAAAGAATAATGGCTCAACATCCAGAGATAAGAGCACACGTTATGAGCGGAGGGGCTGTTAATTGGGGAAAGCTGTGGAATCAAATTAAAAGTGTAGGCTC